ATTGCCAGGACCAGCACTTGTGAAGTTCGCTCGATAGTTTAAGTCTTTTAAGAAATTTCCAGCATCTTGGCCATTGATATCAGTACCAGTGCTCAAACCAATAACGCTATGTTGCGTGCTGTTGAGATACAGATGGTCTGTTGCGCCAAGAGAAACAGTTCCCGTACTCGTTAATGCGCCAGTTGAGTTATACGACCCAGCTGTCACTGAACCCGTAACAGAAAGATTTCCTGTTATCGCCCCACCTGTGTTTTGGACAACGCCAGGTTTCGAGTCTGTTTGCCCTGGAACCCCTTCAAGCCACTGTTTAAGGTACGTCCAGTTGCCTTCATGCTCACTAGCAATAATTGCATTACCTGGACTGGCTACGTTTGGGTGATTAAAAGTTGCCATTAACGTAATCTCCTATGGAGGTATGTGAACGCCATTCCGTTCACTTCCCACGCTTCATCAACATTGGTTGGACCTTCTACCCTTATTTGAATAGCTTTAGCTGTCCCAACCGTGGGTAAACGTTCAATATTTGTTACATCAGTATTTGGTTCTGCCGACCAAAGGCTTGTACCCCAAACTCCTGTACCGCCAGTGGGGCCAGGACCAGAAGCCCAAGTTGCATTTGTCACTCCACCTGTTTGAACGCCAAATGGCATTTCTTTCTTAAACGTAGAAGTGTCATAATCAACATATAGCTTTGCGTTTAAGGCAACAGTGTTGTCTGAACTAACAATGAACCGCGGTTTACCCCAACGTTTCCTCACAACAGGATTTCTTCCGACAAGCCAGCTCGTCGTATAAGAAGAATCTATGTGTTGGCTTGTTGTACCATAAAAATCCGCTTGGAGATCTTGCTCGAGTAAAACAACTCGTCCAGTGTTAGCGTAACTATCGCACGCCGCCAACAAAGTTTGAGCATCATTAGGTGGAGCGAACGTCAACAAAGTGTTTGCATCAATGTCAGTCATTGTCCAAGCGCCTTGTTCCCCGATTGTGGGGTCAAAAATTAATACTCGACGCACAGGAGCGTTTACTCCCTTGCTGTCATCCCAATCAACTGAAACATATAAACGATTTTTGAACCACGCCAGCTGAGGGGGCTTATTGAATTTGATTCGCCCATCATCAATAGCTGGCTGCAGCTTTGAGAACATCCAAACAAATTGGCTACCGTTGTAATTCCAAATTCCTTGACGGTCATACCAAAAGAAAACACCGTATGGTGTTGACACAGGGGAAGACATTGAAACAGATCCAACGTCTTGGGTCAAAGGAACTAGCTGAAACGAATCAGAAGTGTGACCGTATAAAGCATGGACGCTATTGGTTTTGAATATGAGAAGCCTGTCAGAGAAAGGAAGCAAAGCCGAAATTTCGTCGCCGCGTTCCCCTACGTTGACATCGACGTAATCGTATTCTTGCCAAGCTTCTGGATCATCTAGCTTTGACCAGCGAACACGATTCGAATAAGCGGTTCCGCCTTCAGTGCTATGCCCAACCCACGCAAAGTTATTCCAATGACAAGTGTATTTAGCTATTGGGTAATTACCAGTTGACCCATTTAGGTTATTGGCAAGGTTGGAAGCAGTCGTTCCGTCGTAAACAAACGAAGAAGCAACTCCCGAGACTCCATAAAACTTGTTGTTTGTTGTTTGACCGTAAAGCCGATCACCGTTTCCAACGCTTACACCGTTAATCGTTGCGAAATCCCCAGGGGCAGACTCAGCAACAGTTGTTCCGTATGAACATATAACTCGTGCTGTGCCGCCATCGGGTGTGTATTGAGCTAAACCTGTAACTTTTTCTTGCAAAGCAGTTGCATTGCGCTTTTGAACACCTAAACGCATTTTGATGCCACCTCGAGGGTCGACATCAACGTTTAGCATGTCAGGACTTTCGGATGGAGAAAGATTGAATTGATCCGAACGCAAGTTCAGACCACCGCTAAAGTCTTGAAGCATTTCTAACTTATAACCAGACTTAGACTTAGCCATTCACTACTCCCAGCTGTACCGTAAACGGCCTGGAAGATAAGACTCTGCTATCCATCGAGAACTTCTGCGTCCATTCAAACGCAAAGGCTGAGGTGCAGGAGTGTCTAAATGACGGGCTCGAAGGTTGTCTAGCTCGGTAATGAACAAAGATTTGTAGGCATTAGCCATATCCAAATCTTCTTGTTGATCATAAGCTCGAGAAACTCCATAGTTCGCAATCAAAATATGGAATGGTTCTGGAAAGTCGCTAGGAGCCGTGCCGTCGGGAGAACCAAAACCAAACGCTGAAGGATTTTTGTATCCCCGAACATAAATAGTTTCCGCTCCAGAAGGTTTCGGGTACAAACGAACAGTGTCTGCCCAATAACTCCAGTAATAAGCGTCGCCGTTTCCAGCGGAATCAATTGGGTAGGACACATCTGCTGCGTCCCGTCCCAAGAAAGTAAGAACTATGTCGTCAGTTCGAAGCGCAGCTATTTCTCTTAAACCGTTAGTGACTGCATCAGGAGCTGCACCAATTACTGCTAAAGAATAATCTTGAACTCCGCCTGTTGTAGTGAAAGTTGTGCTGGCTTCATACCAAGGCCAACGTTTCTCGCTGTAAACGATTTGATCGTAGCCTTCTCCAAGGAAACGGTTAAGTGTGTCGTCATCAATATCTGAACTATCAATCTCGACAACACTTCTGATGTATGAGCGCATTTGCTCAATAAGCACATCTACTCCTTGATCATGTCAGAATGAAAAGTACACAAATCGGTTCCTGCGAGCGGTTTAGCTTTGCAAGCTGCACCGCTTTTAGTTGTGGCAAGACAAGGAGTCGCTGTAATTTCTTCTTCGCCTGCATAAGCAGGGACTTGAGCTACCTTTCGGCCAGCAACGTACTCAACGGTTAATCCTTGAGCATCATCTGATGGTTTTCCGTAAGGCCGAGCGTTTTGGCTGTATCCAACTTGAAGTGAGCGACTCATCTGTTTCCTAACTATTGGGGGGGCAGAAGCCGAAGCTTCTACCCCCCACCGTATAGCTAATTATCAGGTGACGCCCTCTAGGTAACCTTGACGGTCCCTATTTGAGCAAGTCAGCTGTCCATAGCAAAGGATCTGTGAGAACACAGCATCCTTGTCATTTGGCCGCACAAACGGAGTTGGCTTAAACCAGGTATCCGAGTGACGTACCAGTTGCAGGTACTTCGTGTTTAGCATGTAGACAACACCATCGGTGGTGGCTGCATCAAAGGTCCACGGAGCGCCTTTATACATGAGGTTCTGGAATCCTGCGTCCGCCATATCCGTATCGGTGTAGCGGATGTTGCTGGTTAACAGAGCCTCGTAGCTTTCATAGTCATCTGCTTTTGAGATGATTATGGTGGGCTGGTCATTGCCGACGCTTACGCTGTTGTAGCGTGTCGCCAGTTTCGCCAGAGTCAAAGCGCCAGTTGTGGTTGTCGCTTGCGACTTCCAGAACTCGTTGCCTGTTACTGACGGGTCAATTCCACCAAGGGCGTTAGCTGTAAGAGCGGAGTCGTTAACGATGTTTTCGAGTCCGTTCCAGTCAGTTGCTTTGGTGGTTCCATCACCGTGGAACATGGTGTTCATGTTCTCAATAATGGATTCTTGTGTCTGGAAGATTTTGCCTTCGAGGAGGTCAATGATTTGAGCCTCTCCGTTATTTTGGGCTTCTTCAAGACCGTTTATAGTTACAGTGGCAGCGTATTGACCCCAGCTGTATTCTGCAGCTGTAATGCCTGTTTGAGCCGTTACGTCAATAGTTTCTGTCCCTGCATATGATTTCGCAGTATCGTTCGCTTTATAGATGATCGGAACAACAATCTTTGCGCCGCCAGACACTGTTCTCATGGTTTGACCATTGGTCAACGCGTAGAAGAGTGGACGCGCACTGAAAATATTATCCGTCAACTTAGGAACGTAATTATTGAGAGTCGTAGTCAGAATCTCATCAAAACTGGTGTTACCAGCCATTTACATTCTCCTAAAAGGTTAAGTGCTTAGTTCTTGTTTTGCTCGTTCGAACGCTTCACGAACGCTTAACGGTGGAGAAGACATTGGAGATGGTTCGGTGCCCGCTTGGGTTGAACCCCCAGGGGTGACTACAGCTGCATCACGTTTTTTCTCAGTAATCTCTTGTTCAGCTTGCAATTTAGACAAAGCATCTTGAGTCTGATCAAAACGCCAGTGCTTAAAAGCAGCTTCGAGGTTCCCGATTCTGTGTTTAAGCGCATGGCCTAACAGCTCGTCAGTATCGAATTCTCCGTATTCCTCCTGTAAAGCATTCACTTCTCGTTCAAGGTCTAGTTTCCGTTGGACTGCTTCTTGCTGTTCAATCTTTTGTTCTAACGCTGCAATTCTTGCAATATTAGGATCGACTTCTTCCCAATCTTCCATACTGGATTCCGTTTGAATTGGATTGTCCACACCAAATGATTTGGAAAGAGCTTGAATTGTGCCTGCAGGATCTTCCTGCACAGCTGTCATCAAAGCTTCGGCTTGTCTTAGACGGTCACGTTCCTCAGCTACCGCTTGCGTTTTGCGGGTATAATCCGCTCCACGCTGATAGCCATTTTGAAGTTCTTCAAGGGTGACCTGCTGTTCTTCCCCGTCAATCTTGACGGTATATAAATCACCAGGTTCCTCTAAAACTTCTGTGGAAGCTTCGGGATTATCCACAGATTCTGTGGGTTCCATTTCAACTTCGTTTTCTTCGGGCACTAGCCCCTCCTAGGAGTCTTCAACAGTTGCTCCTATAAGAATATACCTATGTCCCACTATAGGGAGGGAAGTTCTACTCCCATTTGCCCTTGCAATTGCGCTAATAGCTCTGGAGGGATTCCTCCAGTAGGCGCAAATGCGCCTCCACCGCTTAAAGAAGCGTCTATTGCTGCGGGATCTGACGGCATTGGTGCTGCACCAGCAGATGCTGGAGGAGCAACCTGATCTTCAACTGCCATAGTTTGAGGATCTGGCTGCTGCACCAAGAATTTTTCGGGGTCTTTAATTCCGAAACCTTGCTCCAGCACATGAACTGCAAGCGCTTGGGGGTCGATAACCGTTCCCACAAGCGGAGCTATTGCGTTCATCAAGCTTACAGCTTGCTGTTTCCGAATTGTATCGTTCATTGGTTGAGTTGACCCAGCTTGAACGGAGAAATCGTATTCTCCCAAAATATCTTCTCTGGTGTATTCCAAAAACACATCGTCACCACCTGGGGTGCTGACTCGAGCCATTTCCGTACCAGTCATAAATTGTTGCATTAACTGGATTACTCGACGGGCACATCGGGAAATACAAATTTCGACGATGGCTAATTTATCGGCAGCGCGAGCATTCTGAGCATCAGCGATAATGCTTGCTTCTGTTGCTGTGCGCCGTATCTCAGGCATTGCTCCCCGAGCGTATTCTGAAATGCCCGAAACAGTGTTTATGTCTGCTTCGATTGTGTTCGAATAGTTGTATATCTCTGGGCTCACGGGGACTTGAGGCATTGGAACAACAACTTCTTGAAGCGGCCTGTTCTCGTCCACGACTGGGACAAGTCGACCATCTTCATCGGATTCCAAAGCTTCTCGGCCTTCTGGGCCGAACGAACGTTCGTGATAAAGATATTTTCTGGCATACCGTTTTCTGTCGTTCATTAGCTGGCTTCGAGTTTTGTCTAATTCCAGCTGCAGGCTTTCAATGCTTTCGAGATCTCCTATCGGGTAGAAGTGATCTGGAACGTCGTAGTTCCTAAGCATCACAAACGGTTGCCCATATGCGTATGGCATAGGGGTTGGGTCTACAAGAAATTCGTCTGCCCCGTCAGCATAAACAGCCAAAGTGTTAGACGTAATGTCGTAGTATTCCCATATAACTACTTGTTCGGGAAGATATTGGTCTTTGTTTTCGTATTGTGGATATGATTCTGGGGCGCTGCTGGGAGCTAAACGTTTACGAGCTGAAGGCTTGTAACGCTTATCGTTTTCTGCTTCATGCAGTGGCCTAAGAATTCTTTGAGCTATCCAAGTAGCATCATCTATGGAATTAGCAGATGGATCTACGAAAACGTCAAATGGGGATATCCGTTCGATAAACGGCTGATCTTCTACTACTCGAGCAATAGTTTGCGGAATGTTTGCCGCAATTTCTTCGTCGGTAAGTAAATCCCCTGCTAGATCAGGGTTTTCCATAGCAAACAGATCTGATTCCATTACAGCTTGCCCGAGCAGCTGTTCTCGTTCGCTTTCGGAAAGGCTTTGTTCTTGTTCTATAAATTTCCAACCAATTTTGACCCATCCGTGTCCAAAGATTAAAAAATCTTTGACGGCGTTTCGGAAAGGAGTACGAAAGTCGTGGTGTTTCCAAAGATAATTAACAACTGCTTCAACAAAATTTGCTGTAGGTGCATTTGCTGGATCGTTAGCTTGAACAACTATTTTAGGGTAGTTAACGGCAACGCTTGGTGCTATCACGTTAACTGTGGAAAACGCTAGATTTACTGCAATCAAATCTTGTTGATTTGAAGTTGTTGAAGGCCAATGTTTTCCTCGATAGAGGTCAATTAGCCGTCGCCATAAATCTTCGTATCCTTCTTGGGTTCGCCAATTCTGGCATTGCCCAATTTTTTCTATGTAGTCTTCAAGTTTTTCTTGGCGGGAACGACGGGCCATGTCAGAACTGTGCTTTCTCAGGCAGTTTTTCTATATTTCTACCAGATTGTCGATACTCGGCAACAACCTTGTTTTCACGTTCGCGTTTCGTTAACCCTTGCTCATCTCGAGGAAGGATCGACTGAAAGCCTTGGCCTGTCGAAACTGTAATCGACTTTAGGCGAAGCCTACGTTCGTAGAGTTCTTGAAGTTCCTGAAAAGGAACTTGCCCACGTCGTTTAAGAACGTATTCAGTGAACTCTTCAAAGCTGGCCCCATCTGGGAGGACAGCCATGCTTTAACCAGCGTTGTGACCGCGTAGATTAGGCTGCGTGCCAGGTTCTACTTTGCCAGTGGTTCCATGCTGATTTTTGGGAGTTTGTCGAATGCTGGTTTCACCGTAACCACCAGTTTGGTTAGCGTATTTGCCTGCATCCATGCGTTGTTTAGGAGACTGTCCGCCTCCTGGTTCCCAAATTGGGTTGGCCGATACTGACGACCCACGCTCCATTTTCCCATTTTTGCCCTTTGCCCCGTCGACAGTGCCGCCAGGAGTATGAGCGATATTTCGTGCCATTACAGCCCTTCCTTATAGAACATGCTCTATAGATTGTTTACCGTGTCCCACGGATAGTATTTGTCCCGATTGTAGCGGTAGAACTATCTTGGATGTTGCTGCCCCCTAATCGAGCAAACCAATTCCAAGTCCAGTAATCGTTTACTTCTGTCACGTATTCTGGTTCATGGGCATATTTACGCATTTGATTAGCTAAAGCTAAAGCCATGACTCTGTCATCGTAAGGAGAACCCGACATTGAACCTCGATCGTTTTTTACATAGGTTCGAAGTTCTGCCACAGTGTGACGGTCATTAATCATTAGTTCTTGATTGCGTAATGCAGAACCCAAATCGTCTATTAAAAGCGGTTTCGAAGTTCGAGTTGTCTTCCAACCGTATTCTTGGCTGATTCTATTGTTTACGTTGTTTAGTTGACGTTTTCTAAAAAGCGTTGGATATCCGAGGTGTCTCAGCTCAGTAATTGTTGTTAACCCGTGGTTATTGGACTCGACGCAAGACAGTGCAGAATTATACCAGAGCCCAACTGAATAAACCTCTTCAGCTAAAAGATCGGGAGCAATATGTCCATGCCATATTGCCGCTTGGTTTCCTGTCCCTACGTTAATAACTTGAATAACGCTGTAGTCGCCGTGCCCTAAACCTTCAGCTGTGTCGACACCCATAACGTAAGCATTGTTTGTTTGAGGCTGTTCCCATACTTCGAAACTCATACTCTGAACTCCACTTGCTTACCGCTTCGCCACATATAGCCCTGCTCTCCGTAAGACACATGCTTTGCCATTTCTTCAAGAATGTCTAAATCAAACACAGGGTTACCCGACTTAACAAACGCCTCTTCGGGCGTTGTCGGGTATTCCTGTGCCAGCTGCCACGGCAGCATCGATTCAATTTTTTCTTGATACCAAGAATCGCCTCTGTCTTCAGTCGCAGACCACGGATAGAACATAGGCTCAAACTTGTTTGACCCCGTTGAAGCCCCAACCCACAAATGGTGAAAAAAGTTGCCTGAACCGTTAGCCGTACTTAGGCCAATGATCCGCCCTCCCACGTCCGCCACGGGTTCAATACTCGCCCAGGCCTCTTCAGGGTTGGGGAGAAAGGCCCATTCGTCAACGACAATAAGTGTGGCCGATTCACCACGGGCAGGATCCGACGCCGACGGCATTGATGTAATCTGCGATCCGTTATCGAAACCCATTCGCTGTTGGTGTTCCACCAAGG